TTTTAGCGGAGCAAAAGGAAACTTCAGGAAACTAATAACTAAGACTTATAAAGCCAATAGAAGTTACGATAATAGACCTCCACTTCTAAATGAAATGCACCAACACGTAAAGGACAATTACGATAGCGTTGTAGGTTATGGAGTTGAAACAGATGATGTGGTCGCAAAGTATTGGCTAAGGTATTGCAATGAGATTGGCAGAGATAACGTAATGATTGTTTCAATTGATAAAGACTACAAACAATTTCCTGCATTGATTTACAATTACCATTATAAGCACAAGACTATACTTGATATTTCAGAAGATGAAGCAATGTATAATTTTTACGAACAAATGATTGTTGGCGATGGTGCAGACAATGTGCAGTATTTTAAAGGTAAAGGACCGAAATTTGCCCAAAGATATTTAGCTGATTGTTTAACCCCATACCAATACACTAAAAAAATGTATCAACTATTTAAAGATTGTCACAAAGGAAAGGCAAAACAGAGATACATAGAATGCTACAATTTATTAAAACTTAGAACCGATTAAATATGAGAAATATAACACCCGAAAGAATTGTAGAAAAACTTACAAAAGTTTCAGGAATAGACCCTTACAATAATACAAGAAAAAGAGAATACGTAGAAATTCGTGCTTTGGCTTGTTGGCTTATGCGAATGGAATTAGGTATGCGGTGGTGCGCTATCACTAAAATATTTTCTGACAATGGTAAAAAGATGCATCACGCATCCGCAATATATTTAGTTAAAAACTATCCACATTGGAAAAAACAAAATAAAGCACTTCAAGATTGGCAAAATATATTTCATTTTATTGAAGGCATAGATTACGAAGAGGTTGACAGGTTACATATTTTAGAGGGTAGACTTTCAGATATGCAAACAGAGTATGATTTATTAGCTGAACAATTAGAGCATCCTCTTGTAAAGTTAGTTTATAATATTTCAACAGAAGAAAACAAAAAAGATTTAATTGAAAGAATTGGAATGATAACAAAATCGTGGGCTTGGAAGCAGAATAAAAAAACACACGTTAAAATTGAATCGAGTAAATAAAATAAAATTAAACGTTATATAATTATGAAAATTGAAAAAGTAAAAATAGGAACGATTAGTGAAAATCCTGACAACCCTAGAATTATCAAAGGCGATAAATTTAATAAATTAGTAAAAAGCATTGAGGACTTTCCTGAAATGCTAAAGATTCGACCAATTGTTGTAAATAGCGAAAACGTTATACTTGGCGGAAATATGAGATACAAGGCAAGTATCAAAGCAGGTTTGAAAGAAGTTCACATAATCAGAGCAGAGGGATTAACAGAAGAGCAACAGAAAGAATTTATCGCAAAAGACAATGTAGGTTTTGGCGAGTGGGATTGGGATGCTTTAGCTAATGAATGGGACTTAGAAAAATTAGACGAATGGGGACTTGAAGTACCGAGCATTGAAGATTTTACAGGGGTTGAAGAACAAGAGATTGAATTTAGCGAATACTTAGATGAAGCACATAACTATGTGGTTTTATTATTTGACTCTGAAGTGGATTGGCTTTCTGCAAGAACTCACTTTGAATTAACATCGGTCCACTCTAAAAGGGCTAACGGAAAACCTTGGAGCAAAGGAATAGGCAGAGTTATAAATGGTGCAGATTATTTAAATAAAATAACTGATGAATAACATATACATACCATCTTTTAATCGTGCTAACTCTGTTAAAACTTATGAGTACTTAGGTTGTGGCAAAATAATTGTACCAAAATCACAAGAAGCAGAATATAAAAAGAGATACGGTAATGCGGTTTATAGCATACCTGATTCTCAAGATGGTACTGTTGCAAAGAAACGAAATGCTATATTGGATTTAATCACAGAAGAACAAGAAGATGGCTACGGATGGATTATTGACGATGACTTAATTAAAGTTAAAAGGAAAAAAGAAAACCTTGACTTAAATTCTGAACAAGTATTAGAATTATTAGAAAAGCTACAAATAATGTCTGCTGATATGGGTATCACTTATGCAGGTTTAGATTACTCACTTGATAATATGAAGCTAAAAGATATGTCGCCATTTTCTTTTACTAAGGTTATATTTGGGGGTACGTTAGTTAATGCTAATGATGGCTTAAAATATGATGAACGATTTAAGATAAACGAAGACGTTGAATTTTGGGTGCAGAAGTTAAACTTACATAGAAAAATTTTAAAAGACAATCAGTACGCTATGGTATTTTATGGAGACGATGGTGGCAAAGATTCGGTTATAGGATATGACAGAAATGATGCAAGAGTGTACGCAACTATGTTAAATAATAAATGGGGCAGACAAATTATGGTTTGGGACAAAGGACGTTTCAGATTTAAAACACCAATTAAAGGAGCATAAATATAAAAAAACTATGAAAGTATATTCGCCAAGTTATAAAAGAAGTGACGGTGTAAAGACACATAAAATAATTCCTGACGTCGTATATTGTGTTGCAGAGTTTGAGGCAGAAAAGTACCTTAAAAAAGGTTACAACGTTATTACAATGCCTGATTCAGTACAGGGAAATATATCACGAGTTAGAAATTGGATGCTTGACAATGTTATAAAAGAAAAAGGCATTATTATTGACGATGACATAGAGGGTTTTAAAAGATGGACGATTGAAGAGGGTAAGCCAAAAATTGTAGATGCTGACATATTAGAATTTATAGAGTTCGGATTTTGGCATTGCGAAGAATTTGGTGCTAAATTATGGGGACTAAATATAATTGGAGACAAAGGAAGTTACAGAGAATATTCGCCTTTTAGTTTAACCAATCCTATTAGTGGCTCGTTTATGGGTTTTATAAATAACCCACTAAGATTTGATGAACGCATACCATTAAAAGAAGATTACGATTACTCAATACAAAATCTAAATGTTTACAGAAAACTATTAAGATTTAATCACACTTTTATGATTAAGAAAGACCACGGAAATTTAGGAGGGTGTGCAGATATGAGAACGATGGCAAGAGAAAAGGAGCAGCTAAAGTTGCTGCAGAAGAAATGGGGCAATAAGATTATACAAATAGATACAACACAGAGAGGTAAAAAGAAGAAAAACTTTGACTTCAATCCAATAATAAAAACACCAATAAAAGGCATCTAACTATGAACAAAACCGAACAACATAAAAAGGCAATACTTGAAGCACTTGAAAAATCACTCGGAGTGGTTACAACATCTTGCAAAAAAGTAGGAATAGGCAGAACACAGTTTTACCATTGGTTAAAAGAAGATGACGATTTTAGGTATGAAGTTGAGGACATACAAAATGTTGCATTGGACTTTGCAGAATCACAATTGCATAAACAGATTGGCGAGGGAAACACAAGTGCCACTATATTCTATTTAAAGACAAAAGGAAAAAACAGGGGCTATGTTGAACGTCAAGAGATTACAGGAGCAGATGGAATGCCTACTAACTTTCAAATTGAAATAATTGACTCAATTACCGATAAAGACTAATATAGTCTACAGACATTTATTAAACAACAAAAAGAAAATTGTAGTTGAACAGGGCGGAACAAGGTCAGGTAAAACATACAATATTTTGCTATGGATAATATTTGACTATTGTACAAAGAATGATAACAAAGTAATTACTATAACTCGTAAGGCATTTCCATCTTTACGTGCGACTGTTTTGCGTGATTTCTTCAGTATATTACAAAGCTATAATTGTTACTCTGAAAAGTACCATAACAAGTCAAATAGTGAATACCATCTATTTGGTAACTTAGTTGAATTTATTTCTTTAGACCAACCTCAAAAGATTAGAGGGCGTAAAAGAGATTTGCTTTTTATAAATGAGGGTAACGAGTTATATTTTGAAGATTGGCAACAATTGATATTTAGAACTCAAGAACAGATTATTTTAGACTTTAACCCATCTGACGAATACCATTGGATATATGATAAAGTGATAACAAGAGATGACTGTACGTTTCACAAGACTACATATTTGGACAATCCATTTGTTGAAGATTCTATAAAAGAAGAAATTGAAAGACTAAGAGATACAGACGAACAGTATTGGCAAATCTATGGATTAGGAGAACGTTCTGCGAGTCGCTCTACTATCTTTAAATATACAGAGGTCAATCATATACCTGCTGAAGCTATTCTAATCGCATACGGAATGGATTTTGGTTACTCGAATGACCCAACCACTTTGGTTTCAGTCTATACGATGGGGCATAATTTATATATCAAAGAACATCTATACAGAACTCAAATGACAACGAGCGACATTAACTCGTTTCTAAGAGACGAAAAACTTGCATCGAACCCAATATATGCGGATAGTGCAGAACCTCGCTTAATCGCTGAATTACGTAGGATGGGGCATAACATTTTTCCATCACTAAAAGGTAAGGATTCAATTAATGCAGGAATTGATTTACTGAAGAGATATAAAATTCACATATTAGCAGATTCTACAAATGCTATTTCAGAGTTCAGGAATTACAAATGGCGAGAAGATAAAAGCGGTACTCTAATTAATGTACCTGAAGATAAGCACAATCATATTATCGACCCAACTAGGTACGCAACAT